TAGGTAATGGGTCGTTTCCTGCCGCATATGAGCCACGACCATTGATTGATACACCAGCGGTGTATGCGTGTGTATTACCAACATCGTCAAAGTCACGGCTTATGGTGTATAAAAATACATCTATGTCCTCACCATCTGCATTTTGAATTATAGTTGGTGTGTATGAAGAAACAATAAGAAACCACTCAATCTCGTCTGCTCCGGGTTGCAATAAAACAATGTCACCAAATTCAAATTCAGGACTATCTACATACATATATGTTTGTGAATCTGTAATATTCTGAGAAAGAACAGCTCCTTTTGAAAGAGACATAACGCCAGCTATAGAAGACACCGCACTTTTTGTAAACACAAGAGTATCTAGTCTTCCCCTTGCTGTTATGTTTTCAAACTCAGCGTGACCGTCTGATGTAATCTTCCACTTATCAGAACCATAGTTATGAATCAATCCCTTTAAAGCTATTGTTTCTGCTGTTACTTGTCCTGCCGTGTTTACCATAAACTTAGATGTTGTCTCATCCCAAGTTGATTCTCCTTCTGAACCCAACCAGAATCTATAATCAGCGTGGAAAGATGACATTCTAATTTCTGTATCTCCACCACCAGACAGTTGGATATATCCATCACCGTCAAGGATAACGTCACCTGTTACACTTTGAAGTTTATCTGATAAAATCTGCCAGTCAGCTATGTATCCTGATGTAGATGTCAGTGCGCCAGATTGTGTTACCTCAAAGGTAGAACCAATTGTAATACCATATTCATTTGATAAGGTAATATTACCAACATCAATCCATGTATCGCCTGTATCAGCAACAGCATCGTAGTTTGTCTTTATAAGAATCTCACCACCAGCACCTAAAGTAATTGCCGCATACTCCGCATGTGAAATAATTTGGAGCGGGTACGAGTGTTCATACGCTGAGTACTCAGTAATTGTATCAATGTCAATTGTACAACCTGAACCACCAGCATCTGTTACATCTACAGTACAGCTACTTCCACTACCGCCTGTTGTTGCTGTTGCAGTAGACGACGCATACCCTGAACCACCAGCAGTTATTGTTATTCCTGTAACAATAGTGCCAGAAACACTGTCGACACGTATCTTTGCATCATTGTTACCATCAGTTATGGTTAAAATATCACCAATAATATACCCAGTACCACCATTATTAACTGACACAGCAGTAACATCACTGGGTGTTACAGTTGTTGGGCTTCCTGTTGATGTTGAGTAAGCAGAACCCTCAAGAATTATACTAACTGTAGCAACTGCGTCACCAGACAAAGTAAGCACCTTTAAAGTACAGTCACTGTTACCACCAACTACAGTAAGTATATCATCTACTGCGTATCCAGTACCACCAACATTTACAGATACTGTAGCCACACCTTCCGGGTCTGTGTAAGATAGTGTTTGTAGAACAGCCTGTGCTGTACTCATTACTGGCTTCCAACCACTATTATCAACCATAGCTACAGATGCCTCTACCTCCCAACCAACATACTCATTAAAACTCTGATTATCGTCAGCTACATTAGAAAACTTCCACTTCTTAATAATTGTTTCTGTGTCGTCCCACCTTGTATAGATTGTGTGGTGGTCTGCTGATAGGTTTGTTAAGTTTGCATGGTTTATTTGCAGACCCATGTTAGCTGCACCAGAGTGTGTATGAGAACCAACATCAAGATTGTGTGGTGGTCTGCTGATAGGTTTGTTAAGTTTGCATGGTTTATTTGAAGACCCATGTTAGCTGCACCAGAGTGTGTATGAGAACCAACATCAAGACCATCAACATAGTTTGTAACGTTAATGCTTGTAAACGTAGGCACACTATTTTGGTAAGCTACATCATGTAACGTTAATGCTTGTAAACGTAGGCACACTATTTTGGTAAGCTACATCATCTGGAAGAACGGATGAAGGAAACACTGGATTACCTACACCATCATCTTGTAGTGGGTATAAGTCTCCGATAATAGCTACTGCTGTAGCTGTTAGATAATCATCACCAAGAGTGTCCGCATGTCCGCTACTGCTACCGCCCGATGAACCAGAAATATTATCAGAAACAATGCGGTCAGCATAAACAGTGTGAAATCTTTTTGTTGGAGAACCCAGTCTTATGGTAGCATCGTTATCAGGCTTCATGTCACCACCAATGACATTCTTTCCATCTAGTGAAAAAAAGTTTGTTCTTGCCTTTCTTATGTAACCACCATCTTCCTTATACATACACTAAACTCCCAATCTTTTAAGTAAGATATCTAATCTCTCGCCTGTTCCTAATGTAACACTCATTGCTCTAGTCTTATGATTATAATTTGTTTTTGATACAAATGATATAGCTGAAAGCCTGTCACCACTCATTCCTTCTATACCAATATCAAAATCCATAATACGAATTAAGTCTCCTGCTTTAATTTTCCACACAGGTGTTGGTACTCCATACCTAGTATACGCCTCACCAACAATATTTAATGTTGACGAATAAGTAGGGTTTACCTTATGTTCCATTATAAGTTCTTCAACAACATCAGCTATATCAGAATTGCCTTGTCCAATAGAAACAACATCTTGTCTCAAACCATATTTCTCAATACTATTTCTATCTTTAGAGCCTAACGTGTAGGAATTACCAGAAAGGTTTGGGTCATTATACTCAATCCACACTTGGTTTATAATATCCTTTGCACTAATGTTCATCTTCAATGGTTGATTATCCTGTATATTGTTAATTGAAATCTCCCAGTCAGGCTCATCAATTGTAATGTCAGGAACTCTTTTTAGTTCTAATATTCTTCTGTCATACATAACATAGAAAAAATATCTTCTTACGTGTGTAATATAATTTTCTGTATCTAGGTATCCAAACTTTTTAGATTCATCCAAAGCACTTTTAATTTTATCTTTTCTTGTAAATACAAACGGACCAATTGGCATCCTGTCTAGTCTCTCTATGCGTGAGTAGTCATCTTGCCAGTATGGATTAAGGTCTGTCATAAATCTAGCTATATCATAAGCAGTAGAGCCTGTCTCTACAGCATCTATTGAGATAACACAACTTGAGCCACCGCCACCAGTTACAGCACTAGTACCAGTTGAGTACCCATAACCGTAAGAATGTATAAGAACTTCTTCAACTTCTCCAGCACTTCCTACCCTATCTACCAGAACCTGTGCACTACTTCCACCTGTTGTGAGTGTAAGTATTTCATCAAGGGCATACCCAGTTCCTGCTGTATCAACACTTACAGTTACTATTCCACCAGACAGTTGCCCAGAAAAATACATTGGACCAGCTGCGATTTTATCTCCCTTATCGTAGTAGCCCTCTGTTGTAATTTGTATATTTTCTCCAGATATAATTGGTTTAGTGATAGAACCCTCATATACCCTATCACCATATGTGTCATAAATAACTACGTGTTTATCTATCCAGTAGTTTATTGATATGTTATTATTATATGGTATAGAAAATTTAGAAGATGTATAGCCACCCTCTACATCTGTTTGAATTGTAACATCATTTCTAAGATTATTAACAATTAAATTATCTTCAACCACACCAACTTCTACGTCTAGGGTCATAGTCATGTTGGCTGTACCTGCTCCATCCTCAAATAAGAAATGTAAAGAGTTTCCTGAGTTTGTTGGTACTAACCTAACTGGTGGCATTATGCCATCAACTGTTACGTCACCCCTAAAACTAGATGTATATTCTTGTACGTATGGGGCTATCTTTCTACTATCATCAATAAGCTTATCCAAGATAAAGAATGGGACCGGTCCACAATTTATATATCTAAATCCATTTCCAATTGGAATAAACTTAATGAAGTCAAGGTCTAATGTATACTCTATAATTGTATCAACACTATCATACACATCATCTGGTTTAATCTGAACTTGCAATATTACAGTAACATCTGGTGCACTATTTGTAGAACCAGATGGTGGCATCATTATTGAACCAAAGTCAAATAATGCATCGGTCTGTGCATTAGGTGTCTTCCAATCTGTCTTATCCATTTCAATAAAACTACTATCTTCTTCTGTTCTGTACCCAATCTTTACTCTATAATTAATACTTGTGTTCCACGCACTTCCAGTAGATGCTTCTCTGCCAACCACACGACATCTTTGATTTATAGTAGACACGTAATGTCTGTCCAAAGTCCACTCTACCAAATCCTGTGTACCTTGACCAAAAACGGTAATCTCCATGTAACTACTTCCAAGGTCGTCTGATGTAGAAGCGGTATCAGTTTCGGACACATTAGCAATAGCATCAATATCAAAAGTAGCTATGCCGTTATTAATAGAAACATTTGTATCAGATGCAGTATACCCACTTCCTGCGTCTGTAATTTCCCACGTTACTATAGCTCCCGTATCCGATACTGAAAGTATTCTTGCTTTGGCGTTTGCATCACCATCACCCGTTAGTGTAAATATTTGGTTTACAACATAGCCAGTGCCATTAGTATTGATTGACATTGAATCAATCAAACCAGTACGCATACTTGCTGTCGTACAATGAGACAGCCCACTATCCGCATCTAGGTCATATAGTGTTTGAACTGTAACTGCTGTTGTAGCTACATGTGCTGCTGGAGTGGATGAGTTATATCCCCTTACCACTGTCCATGCGCCAGCTTCTATTGCTATAATCTCTAGTTCCTCAGATTCAACATCAACTGCAAACGGAACTAAAAGTTTCCCTGTATAGTCTTCGTCTACTGTAATTTCTGTTTCACTGTCATCAATTCCTACTGTCAAATTTGTTTCTAGTGCGTGAGTTCCTGTGCCTATGTATATTTTTTGTGTACCGCTAGAGTACTTACCTACAAATTCCAATATAGTTTCTGTTGTAATATCTCCAGCTATGTCTGTAATAGATACCGAAGCACCATTATCAACTGTTGTATCAACAACCCTTGCTACATCAATTTCGTTTTCGTAAGATGCGTAGTCTGTAAAAAATGGTGCAGTTTCTAAAGAAAGTTTAAAGTCATGAAGAACGTAAGTATCGCCCTCTTTCCAGTGAACTCCTTCCATACTAAACATTTGTTGTGGAATAACTATCTCACCACCAATGATTTTCAAATAGCTTGTACTACTATCCTGTGTTTGTAGTATAAGATTTACCTCACCACCAGTGTTAGCTTCTTGAATTAGTTTAGAAACTGTATTAACATTGCTCATAAGTGTTGCGTATGAAGAACCATACACCGAGAAAGTAAGAGACACTGCTCTGTTTTGGTAATCAACACTGGAGTATTTAGTTCCGTGAGAGCCAACCAAAGGGGCAGATGCTGTCTTCTTGCTTTTAGTAGATGATAAATTGAGACCACCCTCTGTAAGGCTGTAACTACCGTCTAACAGAAAATCTACCTCAGTTTTTCCATTTGAAATTTTTATAGTAAATGTCATTACACCACCTCTTCTGCAATTCTGTACATTATTGTATCTACTAGCGTATCTATGTCACTGTCGTCACGAACAACAGGGTTGTTTATTGTTATGTTCCAACTTCCAGAGCCTGCACCAACGCCAGCACTAACATCACGCATCATTTTCTCGGTCAGTGAGTGGGAAGTAATTTTACCAGCCACTGGTGCAGAGAATAGCTCTCTACCAGCTTCTCCAATCAAACCGAAAGCTCCTGCGTGTGGTCTACCACCACCCTGCCAACTGTCTACATCAGGGAAATTTACATGAATATACGGTAAGCCCATAGTTTCGTCAAGGTTACTAACATCGAGCATATTATTATAAACATCAATAAGCTTCTGTAGTGTATCAAATATTCCCCTTGCGAAGTTTTTAATTGCACTCTTTCCTTTAGCAAATAAGTTTAGGTTCTCCAGTGCTACACCAAATCCAGCAAATAAAGTAGGTAATTTTATTAGTAAGAACTCATCCATTTTAGGATAGAAAGTTCCAAACAACCAAGTTATAAATTTATCAAACGGTCCTGTATCAACCTCAGGCAAAGTTATAGACTTCATCACTTTTCCACCACCTTCCCCACCCTCAGCCCCTAATCCTAAATCGCCACCAGCACCAAATCCTACTCCTAATGGATTTTTAAGGAATTCAGTAACAGGAAGGAACTTTGCTGCCATAGTTACTAGCCAAGCTCCTATCGCTGAGTCAACATCACCTAAATCTTTAAGATTACTAAATATACTTATTATCTGACCAACTATACTAAACTCGAAAAGAGTACCAGCTACTTCAATAATAGTATTAATGCCATCAATAAACGCCAACAGCCCATCAAGTAGCACAGTGAGCTTACCAAGCATAGTGTCTTCTCCTGACACAGAATCTCCCAGTAGGAAGTCTGCAAATTTCTCTGCTAAAATACCAAGTTGTTCTAGTATATCTGGAACTCTATTTACCAACAAATCTGCGAACTGCCCTATGTTGTACCCCACAGAAGCTAGTGGGTTACTGCTTGAGTCTCCCGACATATCAAACCCAGCCTCAATAGGAACACCTATATTATTAATTCCTGGCATATCTTCGCCATTATACCCAGCACCAAAAGCTGACAATATATCCCCAACACCTTTCTTTAAATCTGCACCAATTGGTGACATCTCATCTGCCCAAAATTTAAATTTAGGAATTAGGTCATCGAATAGCATCTCAGCATCAGACAGTGGGGTAAATGTTTCGTAGCTAAAATCTTCTCCCATTGTTCCCATCATTGGAATTTCGTGAAAATCTGTAAACCCTGCTCTAACTGCTTCTTCCAACCCTGCTCTAATATCTTCATCAAGGTCAGGGAAACTAGTGTCTACCCAATCATTGAAAGCAATCATTCCGTCTTGCATGTTCATTACACTAGACAAAGAATCTGCTATCTTCTTACCAATAGCTTGTGAATCAATCTCAAACATTTCAGGGTCAATAAGAGAATCTCCATATGCATCAGCAATATCGTCCATCCAACTGACAGCAGCCTCAGCCGCACCAGAAGCAGCCATAATATTCTTTTCAAAATCTTCCCACATAGCCCCTAAGTCTGCATCTGGATTCATAAGAGCTGCCCAAAAAATCTTAGCTACTCCTATTAGCGTAAATAAAACTATTTTAAATTTAGTCGCTGCTACGTTCAGGTCAACAAATCTTAGTTGAGCCTCTTTTAGCTTATCTGATATACCAGTAATTGAAGTTGTGTCAAGATTAAACCCAGAACTTTCTCCCAAATCGCTATCACCGCTACCGCCACTAGTAGCAGCTTGCATTGTTAGTAGTTCTTTCCACAAATCTGATTGTTCTTGAAGAGCGTCCAACAAAGCACCCTGTAACTCAAGCTGTGCTTGGAACATCTCCTCTCTTTTCTTAAGAAGTTTTTCTTCTTCCGACAAAGCACTAAGACTTTGGTCTCTCTCATAAGCCGCAGAAGCAATACTCTCAACCATATCTTCTGCTGTATCGCCGGATAAACGAATAGTTTGTACTTGGTCTTCATACATATCATTTGTTGCTGTGCGCTCTTCCTCAATTGCAGCAAGTCTCAACTGAACTCTTTCTAGGTCAAGGTGCGCTTTGATTAATTTCTTAATCTCATCTTTACTAGTACCGAATCCCTCAACCAAGCTATCAAGATAGCTATCTGTAATCTTTACGCCTCTCTTGTTATCTTTTAGAAGCTTACTGAATATTTCTTTAAATTTAATAATACCCTTTAGTACTTTCTTTCTTTCGTCTTCATCATCTTCGCCAGATGGTGTGAAGTGCAAAGAACCTAACATACTCTCTACCCTACCTGCAACATCAGACAAGATACCAAAATCTGCCTGCCCAAATCCCTTTAGGAAGGTGTTCATAAGAACAGCACCCCACATATCAATACCAGACAGAGGTCCTTGCTCTGGTGGTGAGTGTGCCTCTAAGAAGCTAGCAATTGTTTGTGCTACTGCTGAGATAGCTCCTATAACAGCCTTAGAGCCAGCAACAATTCCACCAGCAAACGTATCCATTATAGTCTTGCCCCAATCTCCTACGTTCTTTGACAACTTTGATAACATGTCGTCTACCTTACCAGCAATACCTTGAATACCTATTGTATAATTTTCAAACAACTTGAATAACACACCACCAACTAACATTAGTATTGGATTAAGTGTAAGTAATCCAACAACAAGTTTACCAAATAAACCAACCAGTGGCATAATAAACGAGCCTAATCTCATTAGACCATTTGCTATCATTGTCACACCAAATATTGTTTGTGACAAGAACCAAGACACCGGACCATATAGAGCTGCGAAAGATATGAACTGTCCTATTGTTTTTTTAATTCCAGGACCTATTGTTTTATATAATTGTGAGAACGCAAGAGCACCAGCAGATGCTACATCTATAAGTTTATTCATCAAAGGAATAATATCATCTCCAACAACTATGCTAAGATTTTCAAATCCATTCTTTAACATTTGAATATTAACTGTTGTGCTGTCCAAGTACTTATTATACTCTGACATCAACGAACCGCCGTGCAACCAAGCTTCGTTAGCACTTTCCATGATATCGTTGTATCTTGATAATTCCATTTGTCCACCTTGGAAAGCCTTTTTCGCTTTCACAAGGTTTTGCAACATCCTACCACTGCGTACTCCCAACAACTCAGTAGAAGCACCAACAGTATTAAGTGCATCTGTATCTTTGGCTAGTACTGTAACCAAGTCATCAACTGTTCCATAGAAATCTTGATGAAGTCTTGTTAGGAATTGTGTTGTAGATGCGAATGTTTCACCCTTTATATTAAGTTCATCAATAGCATCGGCGTTATTCAGTAAGTGTGCAGGAAGTCTACGCATAGCAGTTCCAACCTCAGAAGCTGTCATACCCATTTCTCTACCAATAGTTACCCAACCAGCTATCTGACCCATATTCATTTCTACAGACATACCACTATCATCAACAGCACCAGTAAGACCTGAGAAAGTAGAGCCAATATCTTTCAACATTTCTACAATCTCACTAGCTGTACTTCCTGCTGTGTTTTCAAGGGCATTAATTACTTCTGCTGTTCTGTCAATAAAGAATATTGTATCTTCTAGAGCCTCACCAGAAAAGCTTAGTGAGTGACCAAACGCATTGGCGATAGAACCTAAATCAGTAGCAATGCTATCAGCTGCTATATCAGTAGCTGCCGCAACAACATCCATAATTGCAACCATTTGCAACATACCGTTCTTATCTCTTAGTCCCATTTGACCAAGCTGTTCTGTAAACTTAGCTAATTGCTCCATACTTGATGCAGACACAACACCTAATCTTGCTAACTCATCACGGTACTTGCCAATAGAACCAGCTTCTTCAAACAAATCACCAGTAACTTTAGCAACACGAACCAAAGCATCTTCCATCTTAAGTGCTGCTTCTGTAGCTTCTTTTAGGAACAGTGTTATTGGTGCTGACACAAAGAATGTCATTGAACGTGCAACAGTTAGAACACCTTGTGCCATAAGTCTGAAAGCACCAACAGAATTCTTTAATCCACCCCACAGTTGTTTAATACCTTGACTAAAATCTTTAAGCTGTTTGCTCCACTTTTCAAATATCCACTTCGCTGCTTTTGCTGCCATAGCAACACCAGCAATGACAGCACCAAGAACTGGCAAAGCTACACCAAGAGCTGCACTACTAGCCACAGCCTCAGTCAAAATTCCAGAGAACTTACTAATATCTATTCCTGCACCAGACAACTTAGTTGAGAAGTCTCCTACCTGCTTAGCAGCTCCAGACTCTCCTGCCGCATCACCGTATTTGGCAACCTCTTGCGCAGCTTCCTTGTATTCTTCCTGCAATTTGTTAAGATTATTTAATGTAGCTCCTGTAGGCTGTGTCATTACCTTAACACGCTCTACCTCTTTGCCATATTTTTGTTGAGCTACTTTAAGCCTCTCAATAGCTTGTTGGGCTTGTGGGTTATTTATAACTTTTTTAAATTCACTAGCATATCTTGTTGCTTTCTTAAAAGATTCATCTATACCTTTAAATCCTTTAGGTGGCTTAGATAGAACTGTATTTATCTTTTGAATTTTTTTAGTTAACTCATCAACTCCAGTTGTTTTAGCAACTGTATCTATAATTAACTTAATTGTTGTGGCACGTTTCCCCATATTATCCCTTTACAATCTTAGTATCTTTGTTTGCTACAGACCTAGCCAAGCCTGCCTCTCCAGCTCCGTACACAATTGCTATCTCACCAGCACCAATACCATATTTCTTTTTGTATGCCTTTCTACGTTCCTCATGTGCATTTTTCCAAGGAGTAAACGCAGACATAAGTGAAGTTCTAAATTCTTTTTCTGCTTTATTCATAGCCTTACCACCAGCTTTAGACCAAGGAGTTCTTGCAAATGGAATGATGTTCATTTGAATAGTCCAATTCTGTAACTCATCCTCTTTGCAAAATCTATATTGTTTATTTAACCAACCCATTCCTTCTTCCTCTACCATATCGAGTATGTCTTCATCTTTCCATCCGTAAACTTTACGAATAGTATGCATGACATACCCTGCCCTACCATAAAGGTAATGCTTTAGAAAAAACGATTTAGTACTTTAGCATATTCCTCTTGTGATAACAAAGCTTGAGCACCGTCAACCAACGTACCGATACTAAAGAACTTTTCAGCCTCTTTATCTGAACAACCAATAACAACTACAAATAAATCTAGCAAAGCTTCCTGAGAAGAAACCTTTCCAATAGCTGCTATCAACGCCCATGTACTACCAAGAGCAGAAGCTGGGTTAGTATCATCTGTTACAAGTACACCCGCCAACCTATCGCCATAATCTCCAATCCAATTTAACAAATCAGAAACCTGTTTAGCCTGTGCTACACCAGTCTTAATTAGATTATATTCTTTATCTCCTACCATCACTGTCTCAGGCAAAGACTCTTCTTCTTCAACTAGTTCCACTACTTCCTCTAGTTCTTCTTCAATTATTTCTTCTTCTTTCTTAATATCTTCTGCCATTTCCTCATCTCCTTATATATAAAAACACCCCACAACAACTCCATCGTGCTTGGAGCTACTGTAGGGTATTAAATTTATTACTTGTTTAGTCTACGGGAAAGTTGCTGGTTTTTCTGTACGATACAGTTCTCCGTCTCCAGAGAAATCCACATCTAATGTTACATAATCTTCATTAGGTGTTGACATATCAATTGAACCCAAAATTATTTTCCCTAACCAATATTGTGCTGGTTCTGTGTCATCTGTAGGAGCGTCGTTAGTTTTACTGTTGATGAACATTACCCACAAGCTTACGCCTGCTTTCATTTCAGTAAAGATTGTATCATTAGTTGTGTCAAGGTATCCTGACATGCTTCCTGACCAATCCATATAAAGTCTAGCCTTGCCTACCCAAGCGTCTGCTGGGTCTTCAACGAATACTTTATGTTCTGCAATATCTACTGAAATACTTATTGAAAACTCATTTCTTTCTGGAAACTGAACCCAGTTATAATTCGTTGGGTAATCTGTATCCCATACTAGAGTATCTGTACTCCATTTAGGTAGTTCGCAGGTTTCTCCCGATGCGTCTGTATCTGAAACAAACAAAATATCGGCATCAATTCCTATAATAGCTGCCATGTTTTTATCTCCTGTTAATAGTTTGTCCTATAAACCCTCCTAAATGATTACAACCTCTACACAGTTCTCAGTCATTTTTCTTCTCTCATTAACTATAATCATTTAGGTATACTAGTAGTGAAACTAGTAAGGCATTTCGGAACGGTACAATTGTCCACTACCAGAGAAGTCTACGTCAAGTGTAACGTAGTCCTCATTAGGAGTTGACATGTCGATTGAGCCTAGAATAATCTGCCCAAGCCAATACTGCGCTGGCGCAAAATCATCTGTAGGTGCATCATTTGTTTTGCTGTTTACAAACATTGCCCAAATATCTTCTCCTGCTTTCATCTCTGTAAAAATTTCATCATTAGTTGTGTCTAGGTAACCACTCATACTACCAGACCAGTCCATGTAAAGTCTAGCTTTACCAACCCATGCGTCAGCGGGGTCTTCTACAAATACTTTATGCTCGGCAATATCAACTGAGATAGAAATTGAAAATTCATTTCTCTCAGGAAATAATGTCCAAGAATAAGTACTATCATTTACTAACACTGTCCACTCTGTGTCGTCTGTACTCCAAGGTGGTAGAACCAAAGAGTTAATTGTTAAAGTATCAATTGTAAGACCTGTACCACCTGCTGGTGATACTGTTGTTGCCATTGCATCATCCCCTATTACATATCCAGAACCAACTTCAATTCTGGTAATACTATCAGGAACGCCAGCAGTTGCTAACATTGAAAAAGTAGCTGCTACGTCTTGGCTTGCTCCGCCAGTTACGGTGATTACGTCACCAGTATCATTATAGCCAGAACCTGCCACAGCAATACCAGCTGTTGCAATACCACCTTGTAGTGTCTCTGCATCTACTGTACTTTTCTTTACGAACAGGATGTCAGCATCTATACCGATTATTGCTGCCATATTATTTACTCCTATTTACTAAGTTTTATTACGTCTGTACGCCAGAGCCATAAGGCATCTCTGAGCGATACAGTTGACCACTTCCAGAAAAGTCAACATCCAATGTCACATAGTCTTCGTTAGGGGTTGACATATCAATAGAACCTAATATAACTTTTCCTAACCAATACTGTGTTGGTGTTTCGTCGTCGTTTGGTGCATCATTTGTTTTACTATTAATGAAGATTACCCATAGGTCATCTCCAGATTTCATGCTTACAAAGATTGTATCATTAGTTGTGTCCAAGTAACCAGACATTGAGCCTGACCAGTCCATATACAACCTTGCTTTTCCTACCCACGCATCTGCTGGGTCTTCCACGAATACTTTGTGTTCCGCAATGTCCACCGAGATGGAAATACTAAACTCATTTCTTTCAGGGAATTGTACCCAAGAATACGAAGCATCATCTACTAGTACTGTCCACTCTGTATCATTTGTGCTCCAGATTGGTAAGCATAGTGGGCTGATTGTATCAACATCAATTGTAAATGCATCATCACCACTACCTGTAATCTTTGTGGTAGCAATACCTGTATCTGATGTTTGATACCCAGACCCTGGATTTGTAATTACAAATGACGTAACTGCGCCAGTTCCTGTGCATGTTAAAATTGCTGGATAATCTACTGCTGCTCCACCAGTTACACTAACGGTATCACCGTCTGCGTAGCTAGCACCACCTACTGCAATTGAAGCAGTAGCAATTCCGCCTTTTGTAATAGCACTTATTGTATCGTTTGCAACGAATAGGATGTCAGCATCTATACCGATTATTGCTGCCATAGTTCACTCCTTTCTTCTTCTTCGATTATTTCTTCTGTGATAAATTCAAACACTTCTTCAAATGTTTCCTCTTCAACTACTTCCTCTACAACTTCTTCTCTCTTTATAAATTCTATGTTCCATCTTTTCTTTACTTGTTTTACACCACTCATCAAGTTAGGCAAGTCGCCTACCTCTTCAAGTACCCACTTTCTAACTAGGAACTTGTGAGATGATGCTTTGAAAGAAGCAATCAAAGCTTCACGTAGAACTCTCTTGTTATTTATCTTTTCTTTATACTTCTCTTTCTTTGGGGCAAACTCAATAACCTCTATTGTATCAGCAGGTATTCTAAAATCAGGTGTTGACATTCTTATTACATCCCCAAAAAACATCTTATAATATTCCATTACGTTTTACCTCCGCTGTTAGCCATCAATGTAAACGGCATAAAATAGAACGGGTGTTCTCCAACAGCTGCTTTCTCAGGTCTCTCAATTCTAATTATAGAAACCTTATCAGTACCAGTTAGTATTTTAGTTGAACCTCCGTCAAAGGCACGATACAGTAGTTCTAGTAGAGTATTCTTATCTGCCTCTGTGTTGTCTCTACCTTCAAATTGTAGTATTAGCATCCCCCCTATGTAAGTGTCCCAGCGGTCTTTAGGTGCTCTTCCGCTGTCTGTTGTGTGTGGTACTGCATATAAAAAATCTAATACAAGACCAGCACTTGTGTCCGCATCGTCATACATAGCTCTAATAACAGCGTCAATGTCTGCAACTGTAGAAGTGGCAGGCGTTAGTTCTGTTATTTGCGCAACTAGAAAATCTTTTACCGTAGTAACTATGTCTGCGTAAGTAGCCATCATCTTATCTTAACCCTATTCTTTTTTCCAATTAGTTGGTAGAGTATAGTATTAAGGTGTGAAATCAAACCTATGTTCTGGTTACCAGTAACATCACTACTAAGACGTTGCCCAACAACACCCCATTCAATATCTCTATCCGCTCCCTTTCTTCCTTCATAGTTAATCATAGCAGTAATCATTGTTACAACAGCTAAATTATAAATGTCTTGGTCAGGCACAGTAGTATCATAATCAATTATAACATTTCTATACCCTTTTGGAAATCCCTCATATTGGTTTGGAACTGTAAGCACATCTTTAGCTATTAGTTCCCTACCAACTGTGTCATAACCTGTAACAGAGTAAGACACCTCATTTATAACTACAGAGTTCAGCGTGTCGATAGGATAATCGGTAAGTAGAACTCTACCACCCGTACCTGATAAGTACTCAACAAAATTAGATGTTGTGGTAATGTCGGCTACGGATTCTTTGCCCAAGTATTCAAGTAATAACGATTCTGCCCAACTACTCCATCTATCTTGTAATAACTCCACATCAATAGAGTAAAGGGAAAGAACGTCTGCCTTAGTGGCTACTGTCCAAGCCATTGTAACTCCTTATGCTGTACGTGATACTAGTCTTTGGTAGGCTACTTCGCCGATTAGAGCAAATACGCCCCAGTATGCAGCAAATTGGTCGAATGTCCATGCAATTCCAGCAGGGTCAATTTGTCCAATAAGAACCATAATCAGTGCTGCAAGAGCACCGAAGAAAGCTACTACTGCTACATGCATTTTGCTGTCTACCCAACCAGTCTTTTCCTTTAACCATTCAAGAATATTCACTGATGGGAAAAATGCGAATAGTGCGCCGAGCGCACCTATAATCAGTTGTTCTGCTGAGTACCCTGCAAAAAAGTTTGTTAAAAATTCAATCATCTTCCTCTCCTTTATATTTCCACTCTAAAAACTAAAGGGGAGACAGAGCTTTTCGCCACCGCCTCCCCAAGACGAGCTTTAGCCCGTAGCGTTCTTATTCAATTACTGTTACGCAGTCTTTACATGTCTCAGAACAGAGAATAGTAAAGGATTCACAATTTTCATGCATAGATATGATTTCAGCATAAAGTCATATGAATCTTTTGTTCTTGCTAGAGGTACGTAACTTACCATGCCCTCTTTTTGTGCGCCCATGCTATCAACTAGACCAAGGTATGAAGCACCATTTCTGTTGCTTGAGTTGGCTAGAACAATAGCTTGTTCGCCTGTTTCCAGACATTGTACGTTAGTGTTCACAACTGAAAAATCAGCATAAGTATATGTTTCAACAGAACCATTCACTGTTCCTGCTGAATCATATGTAAATGCTGGAATAATGTCAATCAGGCTGTGTCCGCCGCCACCAACTGGCTCAACGAAAAGCATGTATGCGTATGCGTCAGCATCTGCTGTCCATGTTACGTCTACGTCATAGTCTGCTGTTGGAGTAACTGTTGCTTCCGCAACACCTACTTGCTCACCAGCATATGTAACTGACGAAACTCTGAAACCATACTCGGAGTTTGCTGCACCAGATGTAACATCAGAACCAGCAGCTGCACCCAGCCCTGTTACACCAGAGTCGCTTGATTTCATCATATTTGTTTTAAAGATTGGAAGACCGTCATATGTTCCCATTGTGATTTTGCCGTCAAACAACTGTGCCGAACTGATTGGCATTTGAACAATTGTTTGTAGACCGTCAACAACAGTTTTCATGTTGTTAGCCATTAGGAAGAATTTTGGGTCGTTCTCTGTACCACGATAATCAATTAAGTCTATCATGCTGTCTAGCATAGCTAGAGTAATCTTTGCACCAGCAGCGTCTAAAATGTTGCCGGGAGCATCACTGTAAATTGCGTTTAGGATACCTGAGTACATGTATTCGTCACCAGAAAAATCTCTATCGTCAGCAACACCAAACAGTGTTGACCATTCGATAATATCTGATAGACCCTGTACGGACAGGTCAATCTCTAGTGCTAAGGCATCTAGGTCAGCAGCTGTAACAGCTTGGTTGAATCCAGTTACCTCACCCCAGTTACGCAGGATTTTTAATTGCACAGTCTCACGGCTGTAAGTACCCTTTCTTGCGTTAGCTGGAGTGCTTTCGCCCTCGAACCAACCCTTAGGATGGGATGTAATCTTACGATATTCGTGTACTTTGCCTTTTGCTTGTTCAACATCGAACAGACTTAGAAGCGGTTGTTTCTCAACTAGTTCGTCGTGTAGAACTGGGTCAAGGTCTTCTGAACGAAGGTCCGCAGTATCCGCTGATGTCAAAGCCTTTCTCAACATAGTTGGTTCATCAAACAGTTTCATTGTATTACTCCTTGTAATTTATAATTCCAAATTTTCTAATACTTTTCTGATACGGGTCTCTGAGTCAGAATATTTCTTACGGTAAGTTATGGTTTTTTCACCAACAACTTCCTCTTCATCTTCTGAGATGCCAATATCCATATTAGCTTTTCTATTTGAAGGTGTTGTAAGCTCTGTTTCAGCTAAGTCTTTTTCTTCTTGCTCAGTCACGGCTAGAGTTTCAACGTCCGCCTCTGCGGTTGCTGCCTCTACACCCTCTGTGCTTTCGCCCAAAAGTTTTTCTAACATAGCTTCAAGTCTTGCTAATCTATCAATAACATCTTCTTCTTCATTAACTTTAATCGAAAGTTCCGCCTCTTCGTTACTCTCAGGAAGCATTTCTTCCTCTTCCTCTTCCTCTTCTTCGGAATCTTCGATATGAAGTTCCTCTTCTGGAAGCTCAAGTAACTCTTCTTCGTCTACTTCCTCAACAATATCAAGCTCAACATCCGCTTCAACTTCTACTTCTAGGTCAGCTTCAACTTCTGCTTCTAGCTCTTCAACTGCTTCTTCTGGTTCAGGGTCAGCCTCAACTTCCACTGCTTCCTCTTCGGACTCAGCTTCTGCTTCCTCTTCGTCTTCTTCCTCTTCGTCTTCTTCTGGAACAATACCTTCATCTGGCATAGCTTGTTCTTTGTCCCAATCTCTTCCTTCTTTTTCAAGAACTTCTGTCTCTGCTCCCTCTTCAAGAATTTCCTTTTCTTCTTCAATTTGTACAGCTTCTTTTAGCATATCAATTTCCTTTTGTTCTACTGTAAGTGATTTCAAAAGAGGAACTAATTCTTCTGTTGATGTTGCAGAGCGAAGCACGTTCTTAAGTTCTTTCGAGAATGATTTAATATCACCCTCAACTTCCCCTAAAGCAGCTTCGATAACACTTGCATTTGGGTGAGCAGGGTGGTCAACCACACTAATCTCAGCCAGCATATACTCTTTAATCTTCCACCCGCCATCATCTAGCCATTCGCAAGATGCGGTGTCAAACGGGTTAAAAAGAATACCAACAGAAAGCCCTTTAAGTACTCCCTCTTGTACTTGATGGATAGTGTCTTTATCCACCAATTTTACTACTACTTCATTCCATTCTAGGTCAGCACCATCTTCTTCGCCGATGTGTTTTGCAAGTCCAACGGCTTTTGGTTGATGCATATATCTAATGTTGCGCCACTCACGATAGTCAGGTAGAGCACGGGTTGTGCCTTCTCTTGTAATGATGTCTCCATGACTGTCAGGAGTGCTATCAGTAAACCTAGCTTTTATTTCATAAGTACTTGGAATCTCATCATTAGCTACTGACTTCTTTAGTTCAGCCACAGCACCAGAATCAAAATCAAAATACTTGGTCTTGTATTTCAACATAGGTTTCTCCTCCTAAGATACGGACACACGACTCATAGCATCGACTATTAGTTGTGTACGCTTTTTAAAATAAATCTTTTCTAATTGCTCAACTGGAACTTTCTTCATCATAAGACAGGTTATTGCAGTAATGCCACCTCTCATGCTGATTGGTGTGTCCCAGCCATACTTAGTATGCCCTGCTCCCCATCTTTCATAAATAACCTCTAAGTCCTCAGCTGATAAATATAAATCTATTGCTGGACTTGTGTTTCTAACTGGAAATCTATCAACACTTATCTTCATATCGTACATATCTCTCCTCTCCCTCTACTCTTGGTTTAGCTCTTGCTCTAGTATACTATTAAGTTCCCTATGTACGGTATTTACTGCACGTTTTGAAATTATGTAAGACATTGTATCAAGGAACTGCTCTAATGAGCGCACCAACGGGCTTGACGAAAACCACACCTTTTCGTTAGCACACTTTGGACATTGTAAAATCAATGAGTTACCTTGTGTTCTTGTTGTAGACGGGTCTACGTCATCTGCTATGTGAAGTTCACCTGCTACTATGTATCCTATAACTCCACCACACTTTCTATCCGTACAATACCACTTTTTCAGCTCTTCCATGTTATCTCTCCTTAAACATCTCCAACGTAAATATCTCTTCTTAGTTTTTCCAACTTACTAATGAATTCCTCTTTTGTCTCAGAATTAGACACGATAGTTTGCACTATCTTTATTATGTCAGGGTCGCCAGTATTCCAGAAGAAGTCAACATACTCTTCCCTTTTAGAATCCCAACGATTAATCATAAATCTTTGAAATGCACTTAACTCATCAATAACTAGAGAACGCCTGTCCCCTCTTGGTGGGTCTTGGTCATCTATAGTTGGTTCTCCTGTATCGGATGGCTTATCAGGTCTATCTTCCCTGCCCTCTGGCGGAGAGCCTTGTTCTTCTTTCTGATTTTCTGGTGGGTCTGTATACACGTCTCCATCTCCATCGAGTCTCGGACCGTGCCCAAGTTCTAAACGAATTTCGTTTGCGTTGAATATCCCGTTCTGGCGATAACGCATGTGTACTGTAGCCCTTTCCACTGAATCAAGAAAGTCCAATCTTCCGAATTTGAATACCCAATCTTTAATATTAAACAGTCTGTTGTGTACTTGTTTTGTGAATCCATCTTCAACATACTTAAACAACGGAATCATTGTTGTTTCAAAAAATTCTCTTCTATCTTCTTTTTCTAACCCTTCCTCAGTAAGACCGAGCTTTCTTGCGCTAGTACCAATAACAGTAAAGATTTCTTCTCTGGTTTGTTTACGGGCTTCTAAATAAGGAATATCTTCTGGAAAGGATTCAAGTCTTTTAACTTGAATTTCACCTGAAACAACTAACGGAACTTTACCTATATTGTCTGGACCTTCATACTGGTCTTCAATGTAATCAGCTAACTCGTCGAACTCGTCGTCACCTATTCCTTCTGGTACTTCCCAGATTGCTGGTGGCATCCTGCTTTTTTGCATGTAGCTGAGTGCTGCACTTTGTAGATAAATATCCAATGGTAGAGCATATTGTGACAGAGATTCTACCAACATATCTCCGTATGGTCTCCCTGAAATATCAGGGTTCACTATGAAAACAACTTCATCAGATGCGTACTCTGCTATCACATCTTTAGTCTCTAATGAAATTTGCACAAAGGCAGGATTTTTAAACTTACCTTCGTTGTCTACGTTTGGGTACACAAAACCATATATGAACTCAAACCCCAGTGGCTTTCCACTTTCATCTTTTAGTACATGAAACGCTGCTTGACCAAAGAATCTTAAATAAATTAAGGCTGCTGAAATTTTAGAAGGAGTACCATAAAAATCTTTTATGTTGTCCCATGCTGATGACGAATAATTATAAAAGTTATCTAACTTCTTTTTATTATCCTCTTTTGCATTTGTAAAAAAGTCATCACGCTTATCTATTGACCACCCAGCACCCACACCAGAGTTTGCTAACCTATCAATAGATGCCTTAAAGAATCCATCAACCTTTAGGGTATCCATTATATCATTGAATAAAATAAATCTGTGCAAAACATCGTTGTTTTCAATGACAGCTAGCAATTTTCCAGCTTTACTAGATAGACTACTCTCTGATACATCTTTGTTAACTGTACCTTTGGTCTTCCTCTTGTGGAAAGAACTCACCTTAACTTTTTTTATAGATTTATCTAATGTAATAAATTGCATAGTAGGTAATTTCCTCCAATTCTCTTTACTCGTCTCTTCTCTAACGCCAAACACTCTATTCCTTCATTTACTATAATCATTCTTATTAAGATTTAGTTACTCTAGACCCAGTTTCTCCCACTTAAAACCAAAAACCCCCACAATCTTACCATTGTAGGGGCTTATGCTTCGCAAGGCGTAACTAATTCGCCACAATTATTTTATCTACTCCACCAATTATAACTACCTTATCTCCAATCTTATCTTTTACAACATCTGCTAACTTCTCTAACTCAACTTGACTCACCTCTGACCTCAAGGTGATAACTAGGGTTTCCCCCTCTTTTACGATAACTGAGTCCATGTAATTCTTCAACGCCCACCTCTGTATCCTGTTCATTCTCTCCTCCTAGTTGCCAATCTTTTATCTCACACACATCGTCCTTACAAAATTTCTCAAGCTGTGCATCTTCGTGCCCGTTAACGTCATAATTTAAAACAACATCAATCTCTTCGTACTCTCCCTCTTCTACCTTCTCTAATGGCATCTGCTCGTAGAGGTCTGTAAATTCTGGAAGGAAGCTAATTGTTTTTAGCTTTACGTTCTTTATAATGTTTTCTATTGTTTCTTGTTTAGTTTCTTTAGGTATAACTACGGTAAGGCTTATTGCGTTATCTGCCCACCAATGTGCAAGCTGTTCTGCTATCTCAATCTGAACCATCATCGGGTCTTCTACATTGTCATACGCCAGTGTCTTGCTACTGAATGAGTACGGGAACGTATACACTGTAGTGTCGTGTTCATATACCGCTGGTTCGCTAGGTATGTCGCTATCCTGTAAACTCTCATTCAAAGAAGTCAAACCATTGGCAACCCTCATACGCTTTATCATATTGTTTGATAAAACTAAATGTGCGCCGGGGCTTGACCCGGATAGTAACGATGTTGTTCCAGATGGTTTAATCGTTGTAAGCTTAATTGATTTACGTACTCCCAACATTTCTGAAATAACTTCATCCTGTTCTCTTAAAGACTTATAGCTTATATCACACCAAGACAACAACCTATCTAGGTCGTTCTCCCCAAGAAACTGAGCTACGCCACCCAAGCTAATTCCAATTCTTCTATTTCTCTCTATAACCTCTGCTGACTTTTCCCAACGAGATTGTACTAGGTACTCTGTTATGGCTTTACCGTACAGGTGCGCTAGCTTTGTTACAGATACGAATTCGCTAAGACTTTCTATGTTCGGTAAGACAACTTCAACAAGTAAACAATGTTCATATGATTCTAGATTCATCTCCGCACAGGCGTTTACTCCATTTGCCTTATCTCTTATCTTGCTAACACCATCAGCGAACCTTCCATATTCCTGTGACCTATCAAGCCACACAACAGCAGGTTCTCCGTTGGTCATTAGGTTCTTTGCTACGTTGGCGTAGTCTGTTATCTTCTCTCCAACTATAGAATGGTTAGCCAACCAACCATATGATTTTCTTTCTGGATACTTCTCGTAATCTTTTAGGTCTGAGTATTTCTCAGGCAGTAGTGCTAACAATGCAGTTCTTCTTACGTTACCAGATACCACAGCCTTGCCTATCATTGTAAACAAATCTGTTATGTGTCTTTCGTTTATATCTTCTCCAACCAAAGGGATTAGGTAATCTATAAGGTCTTCAACTACATCTATAAGTGGTTGAGGTCCGGGGCAGATACCACCAAAGGTTTTGATGGGCGCACCCTTCTCTCTTATCTTACTGAAATCATAATCATATATTTCTCCACCAAAGAAGAACGCATCTATCACAGAACCAACTGCGCTGACCCACCCCTCTCTTGTGTCCTCAACAACAAAATCCATTTCATAATACTCTGGATGTTTTATCGTAAGGTTTCCTGCACCTAACGTATCAAACCCCAACCCAACTCCTAACATGGACAAGTCCATCATAAATCTAAATGGAGTGGAGTCGTACATATCTTCCGTGCTAATGAAAGCGCAACTTGATAGTGCTTCAACCAAACCATTATCTTTTACTATCCCTGTACCAAGTGCCCAAAACCCTCTTCCTGATGGAACTAGTTTGAAATGATAAATAGCATCGTACATATTTTCTGCCAATCTTTTCAAATCACCATCTTCAATCTTTTCTTCATATACTGACATGATGGCTTCCGTAACTCTTCTCACTGTTTCCCACCATCTCTCTTTTGACCCGTTCTCTTTCTTTCTCGAATATGTTCTATAAAACACTACCTCACTCAATCCGCCAAACCCCCAATTGGGTGTCTTATCCTGATACTTACTAATAAATTCTTTAGACAACCTCATCAACTTGCTCCTTCTGCTTTTGTGTATTCTTAATATTTTCCCACAGCCTGTGCCCTGCTGGTATCTCCCACTGCTTATTTCCTGCCCACTCCAATTCGTACTCTTGTATTTCTTCACACCCAACAGGTATAGATTTTCTATCTAAAGAATCTTTAAGTTCTAAGAAAAGCTCAAAAGGAATAAGGAAAGTTCTTCTAGGATGTTTCTTACCACCTATCCTATTTCCAATACTAAACCACAACCACATATCATATAGCTCTACCTTCTTGTGATACCACATGATTTGTTTATCATCTACCCTATTAAAGGCTAAACTTGTATTTGTTCCATTCTTTACCTCAACTGCTCCCCAATAGAACTGCCCGAAAGCTACTGGATACGCAATCACTGTATCAAATCTCCCTGCAACTGAATCAGGAAAAATAGAATAGTAGCACCTAGGGCAACGCATGAAGTCTCTGGTAGTGTCTACCTGAAACCCGTACCCATGTCTAAATGTTGCTGATGCCTCTGGCTGTATATTCTTACGTTCATTCATTTATTCCCCCAAAAAATATTCAATGAACTCCTCTTCTGTTAACTTAAATAAATGTTCTCTAACCTTTACTTCTTCTTCTGATAAGAAATTAAATAACCCTATGTATCTCCAATATGCCTCAAATAAAATATCCCAATGTTCCTTTCTTCTGCTATATTCCTCAACAGAGGACAATGGTGGATACTTTTCATGGTGCGGAGTGCATAGAGGTATGACTCCAAACACAGATTCCCTCACATGCTTCGGATTATATGTAGCTCTACCGAATATATGGTGTAACTCTGATATTGGTCTTACTGCTGTTATTTTATTCTTATTGTTGTTTATGCATATTGGACAAAACGAACTTATTGTAGACGCTCTTGCTCTAACGAAACGCCTATGTTCATCTATTCCATTCCCTCTTGGCATACTCTATCTCTTTTACCCAAGTTCCACTAGCTAGGCTTGGGTACGCCCCTATATCTTTTAAATGTTTTGGGATGTTGTATATACGCTGGTCTACCACCACTTTTCCAGTAGGGTTAACCTTAAAGAATCTGTTAGTATCATCTTCAAATTGTGAAAACTCTTTATAATTTATTCTGTATTCTATTAGTAGTTGCCTAAATAACCAAGTGATTCTACGTAACGAAGACTCAAAATAGTCTTCCTTAATAAAATCATACTCATCCCTCTTCTCCATCTCTGATATAATAGCAAACAACTCTGCTATTTTTATCAAAGCATCTTGACTGAGGTTTCTTTTATCATTCTTAAAAATCAATGAGTGCTTTGCAAAGAACCCAGCCATATTAGCTAGGCTAGAATTAATCCACTCCATCGTACCATTCACCAGATATGCAGAAAACTTCGTTCCCCGCTACAGTAATTGGAACACCATCAAACCCATCTGATGTGTCCATCACCCTAGAAAAAATCACAGGGAATGGAAAATACTTTACAAATGGTCTTTCTTCGTTTGCTTCTTTCAACTCTTCTTCTGAATCAAACACGTAGTTCTCAAATGGTAAGACAATCTCATTCTTACCGAAGGGTCCACCAGTAAACACTGGTATAAATTTACTCATCTGCTTCTCCTAGCGTAAGGGAGCAGGTTTCGGGTAACGCTTACGTATCCTCTCCTGCTCCCATTTACTAACTTAGTTTAAAAGGGCAAATCATCCTCAAAGGACTTCTGCTCTGCTTCCTGTGGAGTCTGTGCAGACTGCGCTGGAGCTGGAGCATATTCTGTTACTTCTACTGGTACTACTGCTGTTGCTGTGAATGAAGTGTACCAATCGTCGCCACGACCTTTAACACGACTAACTCTTCCAGCAACCATAACAGTCTGACCTTCCACCATTTCAAGAACTTTATCTGCTACGTCTTCAAAGGCTACCATACTATGCTTAGATTCACTGTCACCACGAAAATCAACTACCTTTTCCTCTACAGTAAACTTAGCCATGTTACCTGACTTGGTTTGCTGTGGAGTAATCTTTAGAATTTTTCCAGAAGTAACAAAAGTAATCTTTGCTGTTTCTTTCTCTTCTTTCTTTTTATTTTGGAGAACTGTTACATTACCCGTAAGGTTAATGTATTTCTGCCAATCACCAGAACCATCTTTGGCGTAATTGACAGAACCTGATGCTAAGATTGCTGCACCGTCTGATACTTTACTAACTATCTGCTCACCAAACTGACCGTAAGCGTATAGGAATGGACCACCACCGTGCAACTTCAACGATGCTGACTTTCCTTTCATTGTGGGTGTACCGTTAACTACACCAGAAACATCTACTCTCATTTTGTACTCTCCTATATTATGAAATTGTTAACTATATACATTATACTATTAATTGTGAAATTTGTCAAGTACATTATCTTATACGGACACTTCTCCTATTTTTATTTTTATATTTCTTTGAACCTTTCGAGACCTCTTTGCCTCTCAAGACCTTCACACGAACTTTATTGTTACCGCCCTCTATGCTTCCGATAACTGCGTATAATAAAGCGTGCGCTAAGTGGTCTGGTCCGACATGTCTCCAAGTAACTTTTTGGTCTACTCCTAATGGGGTTGTTGTTTCTTCAACATCCCTTCTCATGTTACCTATGTGAGTAAACAATAGCGTTGCCCATTCAGGAAGTTCTCCATCTTCGGATGAAATGAATATCTCACCCTTCTTAATCATTTCCATAACTAGGTCAAACGCCTGACTTCTTCTAATTGTAACGTGCTCCACACCTTTCTCAACATCTTTTGTAACCTTGAATAGACCTTTGATTCTTGTATGGTAATCAGCAAGTTTCAACATACCTTTGCTTTTCTTGGCTATTTGCGTAGCTGTATTTCTATTAGGGTCTGCATCAAGTACACCACCAGAAAACTTACGTTGTTTCAGTATTCTCTCTAGCTCCTCAAACCCATCTTCTTCAATCTCATCTGCATAGACAACTTCTATATCGTCACCCTTTACAGCAACAATAACAAGACTTATTGTATTGGCTTGGTCTATACCAATGTATAATCTACCTTCATCAATGCCACCCTCATGAACTGCGTTATCCATCAACCAATCATAATTAACATCTGTGTTCCCAGAAGAGTAGGGTATTCCTATTCTTTTCCTATAGAACTCTTGTACGGTAGCATTAGGGTCTACGCTATTTAGATACAACTCCATTGGGTCATAGAACATCATCTGATTGATGTGGTATCCTTTGTGGAAGTTCACCAAGTCTGGTATCTGCGCCACCCACTCACCACTAAGAAAGTCCTGAGTTGTCATTGGTCCTTCACACCTGTGGCAGATGTAGTTTGCTGTATCTGGGTTAAGTTTCATACCAGTGATTCTCATATTCTTTTTCCAATCAAGAACCTGCTGGTGTCCGCAACGAGGGCACTTAACCATCCACTCATACTGACACGATTTAGTGTACAGCGCATCTACCCCATAACCTTTGATAGTTGGTGTAGAATAGTTTAGTGTAAGCTTCCAGTCGCTATCGTCCATACGGTTTTGCATAGTAGCAACGTGGTCTGGATTTGATAAGTCAACCTCATCGTTCATAACAACATCAGCACTAAGCATCCTAGGCTCTGTTGTCATAGCCATCATGTACATGAAAGCTGAACCTATCTGCTTCATCTTTACAGCATCAACACTTCCCTTCCTAGATTGCAAGTAAGGACTGTATGTAATTATTGGATTTAGTTTTGCTCTTACCAAGTCAATAACATCTTGGTCTCTTGGCAACGAATAGGCTATGTTAAGATTAAACTCTGTCATCATATGCATAGCCTTAACCAGACCAGCAGTAGTCAGACCACTTTGGGTTGACTTGATGATTGTTGTTTTCCTTGACCTATCTTCTCCATTCTGAATTTTATATGGATTCAGTGTGTCATAAATAGCAGGAAGCCAAGGTCTATATTCCCACTTAACTTTGCTAGGTAAAGTAATGTAAGTCATACCATACGAAAACGGGTCACGGGTAGCCTGCTCTTTTAGTTCCTTATCAATCATACAATCTCTTCCCAAAGGACGTTGTAGACTTCTTCGTAGGTATCTTTATTTACATTATGCGTACCTATGTGCCCTGTTATAGCCTGCTTACTTCTAAAATCTTCGCCACAGATGTGGCAAATAATACCACCAGTCTCAGTGTAAGACCAGCTACCAAATACGCCGTGATGTGGTAAGCCCCTGTCATCCAACAAAGAAACGTTGGCAATAAATTGTGGCTCTTGTTCTGGCATTACCAATTTCTGCCCACCCACCATACCCCGCTTTAAATAATCAAGTGCCGAAGTACCATCAACATTAAGAACAATGTTCACATCTCCGTCACCAGTTTTGTTGATGCTCAGACCCTCAAGGGGATTACTGTTCATCATCTTCATGAATGTATTTATAACCCACTCTGCGTGAGTAATCTTTTTTAGATATATAGATGTTTGGCTTTTCCCCAACTCACTGTCTGCTGGGTCTTCCAACAAAAAGATATTAGATACCTCTAGTGCTCTCAGCATTTGCTTCTGAAATTTATTCAACATCAAAGCTAACATCATCTTCTTTTTGTGGGTCAAGGCACTTTGAATAACTTCGCTATCCTTGATGTGTCTTCTCCAAGTTGTTGGAGAAATGCCTGCCATATTTGCGCTTTCTGGTATACTGTAACCAACCAGAAGATATGACAAAGCTTCTGCGTCCTTATCAGTAAGACTCTCTGTATCAATATTATTAATTATATCGTCCCAGCTAATGTCCTCTATGGTAATCTCTTCTGTGTACGCCTGTATCTCACTCATACTCCCCCTAACTCAGATATCTAAATTCCTCTTGTAAATACTCTATACTAACCTCACGCTTTCCTGCCCTAATAACATCTCTTCTTCTTCTTTGCTTCTCGTTCCACATGTACCGCAACCACTCGTCCCAATCTTCTGGCTTAGACCCATACTGCTCAAAATGTTCTGAGCACAGCGGGAACGGGTAAGTTATATTCTTACCACATATAAGACATTCTTTTTTCATTGCTTCTGGATACAGCGTCATATCGTCTCCCCACCTAACATTTCAAGAGTCTTGTCTTTTAGAATTTCCCGTGCTTTTGCGATACGCTTGGTTACCCCAAGTCTGGATATGTTGAGGACTTCTGCTATTTCTCTGTGTGTAAAGTTTGAGATACTGAGTATCAGCATTTCAATTTCTGTGTGGTACTCAGGATATACTTCTGATAACATATTTTTTATAAAGATTTGTTTGTCAATCTCTTCTCTCATATCTTCTGACATAGCACTAATAAGCCTTCTTGTGCTTTGCTTTCTTGTTTTGGCATCATCACCTTTTTCTGTGTAAACGCCTACATCACTACTTCTATAAAATCCCATATCCCCCTCTCTTTCCGTATTAACTATAATCATAAAATTCCAACATTGGTTACCGACTTTTTGCTCAATGAACATTAACAATTTCTACCCTTGACAAATACTAACTAGTGTGTTACCCTATATATACTATATACTTAATAATACTATATATTATAATACTACAACTATACACCTTAGAATAAAGAATCAATATAACTATATATTATTTATAATGCTTTTCTTTTTCCAAGCTTCGACTCCCTTTGGAAACCAACTTACCGAGACAATATCATACCACCACAAGAAGCGGAATGAAAATACTGTAACCCATTTATATTCATCTACCCAATGCCCATACGACAGTCCATCAAAAGAAAATATAAAAGCGAATCCGCACCCCATGTCCCAACTATGTCTGATATGTAGTTTTTTCATAACATCACCTCTATAAACATTATATCATTAAAAGAACGTCTTGTCAAGCCCTTGACTTTTATAATAGTCTGTGATATAATGTATATAGAGACCATAATAAAGGGGTGAATATGAAATTGTTATCGCTTGACAAAATAAATATGGGCATTGAGTTCGTGCCCACGGGAATACCAGTGTTTGACTACTACTACAAAGGCGCACCTATTGGAAAGTTGATAAGTGCTTTTGGTGCGGAAGATGCTGGTAAATCAACGCTTGGGTTCTACCTTATGAAAGCTTTTCAAGATTACTTTCCAAATAAGCAAGTCTTATTCTTAGACTACGAAAAGAAATTAGACCCTAACTACCTAGAACTAATTGGTGTTGATTTTTCTAGGGTACTGTACGCAGATGTGAATACAATTGAAGAGGGGCTTGAGCTTGCTAGACAGCGTATGAAAAAAGAGAACGACATCTCACTTATAGTCGTTGATTCTATTGCTGGTGCTAGCACAAACCAAGAGATACTGGGTGACATTGAGGATGCTAACATTGGTGTCAAAGCCAGAAAGATAAGTCAGTCTTTGCGTATGGTTATAGGACTTATGAATGAAACTAGAACAACCATGCTAATGATTAACCAGATTAGAGATAGCATTGGTAGCTACGGTGGTGGCATTACAACTCCAGGTGGTCATGCTGAAAAGCACCACTCAATCCTTAGAATGTTTATTACACAAGCTAAGTGGAAAGACAAAGATGATGGTCAGCTAATGAACATCCATGTCAACAAGAACCACGCCGGTCCTAAGGGAATCAAGGCTACTGTTCACATTGACACTTCAAGAGTTTGGAAAGGACTACCGCCTATCAACCCTGTTCTTGAAAATACTTACTTAGCTATTGATAAGGGACTACTACATCGTGCTGGTTCTTGGTATAAGTGGAACAAGGAAGATGAAACAAATATTGCTCAGGGATTCAACAACCTAGTTGAACACTTTGAAATAAATCCAGACGACTATGATAAACTAATAGCTATGCTATATGGTAAACCACTTGACACAGAATAAAATCTATGATACAATGATATTGAGGTGACATATGAAAAAATACATCTTGGATGTTTACACAAAAAGAAATGAAATAATGCTTTCCAAACTTCTAAGGGAAGCAACAGATGATTCAAAAGATGAACTAGGGAGACTAGAGTGGCAGATAGATAACTCTGACACCGATGTACTAGTCAGTGACTTAGTTGCTGTTGCTGTTTACAGACCTAGCATGGAAGCTATTGATAAATACAATGATGGTATAGCTTTCTACAGTGGTGACGATTTAGTTGAGAAGCTTGAGAAACTAATGATTGCTACTGAAACACAGAACAACGTGTTCGCTGGGTGGGGAATCAAATCATACGTAGTTCCTGTTCTATACCGCTCATTCATTATGAATGGATTACCGCTTCGTGTTCTTGGTACAGTATTCAACACTTATCCTTTTGAGGACAGAGACACCATTGACTTGAACAACATGTATAACTTCAATGGACAAATGAGCACAGTGAGGGCAAGAAACAGATACTCTCTGGAAGAGACAGCATACGCATATGGATATGAAAATGCGTTTGAAGAAGACATTGACCCAAGCCCTGAGAATATTCTCAGGAGAAGAATCAAGTTACAAAGATTCTTGTTTGACTTAAGGGGACTGTCGTGGGAGTAGAAGACGCAACCATCATTACGCTGTACGATAGATTTCTTGATTCAGACAACTTGTTTGATGTTGTTATTGGTGTGTATGAGATTAATCATATAGTAAAATACGAGAGGGACTCGAACAGCGTAAGGTATAATCTCATTATGGATTGTGAGACAAGACTTTTGATAGAGTTCCTCTGCTATTCTTGGGCTTCCAAGATAAGAGCTACTGTATTCAAGAAAGCTATAGAGGAGTGGATTTCCACACAACAAATTCCTTATTATATTATACCTAAAAAGGATTTTACAGAATATGTCAGAGAAAATGATTTTCTACAATGTCCAGAAGGATTTGATGTATGATGATTACTTTGAGCTTGAGTTACTAGACGGAAGAACACTCCGTTGGAAGAACTTTGGTCAAGTAGTTACTGTTGATAATCTGGATGCAAGAAAGTTACGCATTGGAACTAGCGGAGCTGTCTTGAACAAAGAGGATTTCGAAGCTATTACAGAAATAAATTTCGAGTGGCTTATAAATGCACAAGAGTTTGGATATGGTAAAGAAGAGAGCTACATAAATCTTACTTTTCCAAGAGACTGGATTGAAATTAAGTTGCACGCCAAGTATGATACAAGAGACGAAGAATACCCAGAGAGAGACTACTTCTATTGGATAAATGAATATATTTTATTTGGTGAGTATGTGAAGAGATTGAATGTTACAGAAGATAAAGCCATTGACTACTTATTGAATTGGAGAAGACCTAAACTAAAAACAAATGGTTCTATTCAAGCAGTCGTGTATCATAATGGGACACCTGTCTACGTAGGTATGCTTGACAATGAGAAAAAGAAAGCTTGTGTTGATTCATTCTTTAGATTAATTTATGGAATACAGCTACACGGAGAAGATAATGTACGATAAGAAAGATGTTATCAAGATAAACTTATCACAAGTAGTTCAAGCACTAGGTATACAATTAGAAGACAAAGGAAACTATAGGACAGCTCAATGTCCTTATCACAATGATGAGCACGCTTCGTTCATTGTTTACGATAACCTTGATAAAAGTATTCAAGGCATCTGGCAATGTTTTACGTGCGGTGTGCGTGGAGATTCAATTGACCTTGTTATGAAAGAAAAGAAACTTACCTTCTCTGAGGCTGTTGATTGGATTGGTGAAACATTTGACTTGACCAAAACTCCGCTAACACCAGAGCAAGCTAGGATGTATGCTCTTAGGGCGGAGATTGCCCCAATATTAGTGGAAGCTAACAGATGGTTCAGAGAGCAAAAAAATGAGTGGTTCTTTGAGTATCTAGATGGGCGTAGTTTTAGCGAACAGACTATTAAAGAATTTGATTTTGGATACGCACCAAACAGTGTTATTGAACTAAAGAAACACTTGTATGACAAAGGATTCACAGACGAGCAGTTGGTTGGTTCTGGTCTATTTGTTAATAAACCAAGTGGAGTAGAGCCTGTGTTCTATGGCAGGCTGATGATTCCCATAAAAGACAAGTCGAGCAACATTGTTGGATTTGCTGGAAGAACGCAAAATCAATATGATACATCAAAATACATTACAACAACAGCTGTCTTTACAAAGAAATCTAAAGTAGCTTATGGACTTAACCGTGTACGTGCTAGCAAATTACCTGTAACTAAACTATACATTACAGAAGGAAACCTAGATGTTCCTAAGCTAATGCAGAACACAGATGAGAAAGCTGTGTCTGTTATGGGGACTTCAATAACACACGCACATATAAAAGAAATCTGTGCTTCACTTCCAGACCTTAATACAATTGTCATAGCTCTTGATGGAGATGATGCTGGTAGGTCTGGTGTAAAAAAGTTTGTTGATAAGGTATATAGTTCTGAGGAGTTTACATATAAAAAGAAAATAGACTTCTATGTATTTGATACCCCAGATGGGGAAGACATAGATAGTTTGGTAACAGATAATGTTGAAGAGTTCCATAAACTTAGTAAAGAACTTACGCATGTTATTGACTACACTATCAAAGCTCTTAGAGAAGAGTTCGATAAAGAAGATAAAACCAAGAACGATAAGTACGTTGCTAAGTGCTTAGAGATTATTGCATCTGTGGAACAGTTCAGAGTTTCTGGGTTCATTGTTAGACTGGCAGAGTTATCTGGCTATAATATTGATAGGCTAAGAAAAGAACTGTACGTATACAGAATAAGGCAAAGAAACATTACTAAAGAACTATATGAAAAGAAAGTTCTTAGATATTTAGTAGATAACATGGACGACCTGCCTATTATAGAAACAGAACTAGGTATGCCGTTGTCTAAGGTATTGTCAGAGCGTGGTCAAAAGATTTTGATGGGAGACTTCGCTAAGTATGCAACTAAGTTACTGTATGTTTCAGTACTAGACACAGAAGAAATTAACTACGACGATGCTGTTTTCTTTGGGCTACTGTTAGTGGCTTCTAATATATTTGAACTTATGATTGAGTATGAGAACCTGTCACCAGAAGCAACAAGACAGATAAATAAAAAGACAGACAATGCAGTAACTGGTGTAGATGAGATGTATAAAAACATAATGAAAAACATTATTAGGAGAATTGATGGGTAACACACAAGCGATACTGAAAAAGATGAGAGAGCTTATCAACCAACCTTGTTGGTCAAAGTCTTGGGAATTATACGATGAGCTTGAACAAATCCTCACCGCACAAGAGGGAACTAGAACGCATGTGACTAGCCCTGCAAGTTATCCCACATCAGTTTTACAGAAAGAATTGAAACGTAGAAATATCCTCACCGCCCAAGAGGTGAAGTTACCAAAGGGAAAACCCTCAACTATGGAAGATATAGTAATGGAATACCCCGCCCCACCGAAGGAAGGTAAATATGTGGGCAGTTGTGTGGATTGGGAGAAGGAGTGAGTAATGAATAAACGCACGATACTGAAAGAGTTGCCAGTAATGACAGACAGTGATGGTAGAGAGTTCTACTGGAAAGATGATGTTGAGTATGTCCTCACCGCCCAAGAGAAAATACACTATAGTAAACTAGCTAATGCAATTCTAAACGCTCCGCTAGACTTCACCGCCCAAGAGGGAGAGGGTGATGTTAGTAAACTTATGACCAACTTTATGAAGGAGTACACCCACACACCAAGTCAGGCTATATTTGGAATCAACTTTACACGATGGGTGCACCAGCAACCACTCCCAACCCCACCGAAGGAAGATGAATGATGACTAAGAAAGAACTAGTAGACCACGTTGATGTGTGGGCAGATGGAAGTATCCGAGGAAACCCTGACGGTGCTGGAGGACTTGGAATATTCGTAGAGAGTAAGAGACTAAACTTTGTTAAAGCTATAGGAATATACGTTCCAGAAAGGGACGGTAACACAAATAATAGAATGGAACTGACTGCTGCAATAGAGGCTTTGAAAGCTCCAAAAGATGTACCACTAGTAGTTAATATGTACCTAGATAGTATGTATGTTATAGGCGGAATCAGGGCAAAGGGCTATCAGTCTAACGTAGACCTATGGCGAAAGTTTTTTAGTGTTCTCAGGTCAAGAGACTACTACCTAAATGTAAAACACGTTAAGGGACACAGCGGTGTTAGCCGAAATACAGTAGTAGACAGACTAGCTAACTTAGCTAGAGAGAAAGAATCAAATGTAGAGTTTGTTGGTCATTCAGAAGAAATTATAAAAAGGTTTAGCTAATATGAAGGAAGCAAAGTTTTACTGTGATTGTTGTGGGGAAACTAGTATGTTCTTAAAAGCAGAATATGAATGTCCTTTTTGTGGTCATGAGTTATTTGATTCAGAGGAAGAGCTTAGAGAGTATATAGATTATCCAGAGGTAAACTATAAAGTACCTTTTGATAAACCAAAGAGAGGGAAAGAAAGTGGAGACTAAACAATGTCCTAAATGTAAAGAGACTGTAGAAGTCCCTGAGAAAAAGTGGGGAGAGGACACACCGCCTTGCCCTTATTGTGGAGAGGTGGTAATGTGGTGGTTGGATGGAGAATATAACGTAGACTTCCGTGTTGCAGGTGGCACTGGTGCTTACAGGCAAGGAAGGAAAAAATTTGGGGGACATAAGACATGAGTAACATAGATAATGTATTTTTCTTTGATATTGAAACAGTTGGTACTAAAGACGAGAGGATAATAGACCTTCTCTTTCCTCTACCTGAGAGACGTTCAATGTATAAAGCACCCGCTAATTATAAAAAAGATGAAGCTAAGGCTAACTGGGTGGAGAGAGAATATCTTAAGGATATAGAGAAGAGAGAGAAAGCCACAGAAAGAGGAGCACTAGATATTGATACAGCAGTTGTAAGGTCTATTGCTTGGGCTTCTGGAAACAACAACATTGTTTGTAGTGTTGGCAAAGAACAACAAGTTCTTATTGACTTTCTTAAAGCATGGGGCAACCACCTTAGCAGGGCACAGGGTGGAGTATCTTGTGGGTTCAACTCAATCAACTATGATTGGTCAGTGATTCTAAGACGCATAGCTATTCTAGGGTTAGGAGATTACTTATTAGGTAAGCCTAACTTTAATAGGTATACTGGCGAGATAGATATTATGAACTTAGCTTGGAACTTTGGGTACTCAGCTGGTAAAATAAAATCAATGAAGGTGTTGGCTAAGGTATTGGGAATCAGTGTACCAGCTGGTGATGTTTCTGGAAAAGATGTTTCGTCATTGACAGATGAGGAACTGTTCGAGTATAATGTAAGTGATGTATATGTTCTAAGGGAAATTTATAAAAAGTTTGATGGAATTTATCTGTAATATTTCTTAGTAACAAAACAACCCATTGCATGATTATAGTAAATGAAGCTAAAGGAATATTATGTATACACAAATACAACTCTCAGTCTTAGTTACAGCCATTACCCCCTCGGAACATATAAATATCCGTAGTGGTAAATTTTGGTTGGATAAAGTCGGTGTGTAGTATTAGTGTAAGATAAAGTAAGTATATTTACACACAAGCACCGATTGGGAAAACTCAGTCGGTGTTTTTTATTTCCCCTTGACAAGATAAGTGGGGTGTGCTATAATGTAAGTGAGTGGAAGAATATAATCCTGTGTAGCTCAGTATACTTGTGTAGCTCAACGGACAGAGCAGTAGGTTCTTACCCTATTGGTTGGAGGTTCGAATCCTCTCACAAGTACTATGAAAAATAAAAATGAGTATATGAATAAGTACGTTACTGAAAAGTATAAGAAAAGAAGAATAGATATTATTTCATATCTTGGTGGAGCGTGTGTTGTTTGTGGGGCTAGGCATCTACTAGAAATAGACCACATAAATCCAAACACAAAAGAATTTGCAATAGCCAAAAGATTAGCTGGCATTGCAGAGGATAAGCTATGGCAAGAGGTAGACAAATGCCAACTGCTTTGTAGGAAACACCATATTGAAAAATCTATTAGAGAAGGTTCTTTCAATGATATAGCAAGAGAAATGATTTGTGAATGTGATAGAATATTTGACAGTATTAAAGCTTATGCAGGACACAAAAGATGGTGTAAAGAATAAATTACCTTTCTAAGCATAGATAGCGATGCTCTGGTCTTTTAAACCAGATAGGTCGGCGCAAGTCCGGCAGGGGGGACTATGGAGAAGAGAATGAAGAAGAGAGAGAGAAAGTTTTGGTTAACAACCGATACCCACTTAGGTCACGCAAAGATGCACACCTTCTGCGACAGACCGGAAGAATTTGAATGGAAGGTTCTTAAGGGGTTTGAGGTACTACACGAAGAAGACATACTTATCCACTTAGGAGACTTTGCGTTTACTGATGATGAGTATTGGGCAGAGAAATTCTTTGAACATGTCCCGTGCAAGGCGTGGTTACTAAAAGGAAATCACGATAAGAGAAGTGACTTCTGGTACTTAGACAAAGGGTTTAGTTTTGTTGGTCGTTCTTTAACATTGAAAAGATTTGGATATAAAATACTATTCTCACATATGCCACAAGAATGGCACGGTCAGTTTGATTTGAATTTGTTTGGACATTTTCATAATAATGACCACAGATTTTGGGAGACTTGGTTAGTAAACAGAATAACCCCTGAATACCACCAGCTCTTAGCCCTAGAAGATATGGACTACAAACCCTTACGTCTGAAAAATATTGTTGAGGAGCACAGAGGGGTGTGAGATAACGTGAGCTGGGGCTTGCAGTAGACTCCAAACCTACGTCTTGAGGGTTCGATTCCCCACACCTCTGCCTAAGTAGTTTATGACCTAGAAATAGGCAGTTGCTGGTTCTACTATAAAAGAAATCAGCTATGGTTTTATGCAAACCGTTTCCATATAAAAAACGGAACATTCCCAAGTAGTTCAACGGTAGAACGCTTGCCTGTTAAGCATGAAGTTGGTGGTTCGAATCCACCCTTGGGAGCTAGTACAGGTACGTAACTGTACAGGACTGTGCCTGTAAAGGGTGGTAAGAGAAATGAATGTCGCACATTCGCCACGCTAAACCTTACATACGCAGGAAGCCATAGTCCGACATGCCTTAAACGTAAGCAGGGACGCTAGCCTGTGGTTCGATGTAAACTTCCCCTTCATGCCCCTATAGTGTAAAGGATTACCACGCAAAGCTACGAACTTTGAGATGTAGATTCGAATTCTACTGGGGGTACTTGGGACAGGCGGTGAAACGTAA